AACCGTTACTATCTAAAAGATTTTCAGTTGTTTTAATTGTGTCAAATTTAAGCAAGCCGTTGGCTGCTTGATTGCGCTTAGGATTGTAAGACAGCATACGTGCTAGACGTAATACACTTTCTCTGCGTTCTGCTGTTTCAAGGAAGTTTTCACGAGCGTTTAAATCAATACGGAATGATAAGTTTTGCCCAAGGAAAGCAATCATATCAATTAGCGCAAGGTATTCACTTGATTCAATGTAATCGTTAAAATCTTCTGGATAGTTTTGACGCAAATAGTTAATCATTGTGCGTCTTAGATTATCAAAATCGTAGCTTTGGAAATCAGCGTTCCTAAAGCTTTGGTATATTCTTTTCCAGTCCTCTGCTACTAATAGCCTCGACTGTCGATCATTTGCAGACATATCATTTTCCTTGTTTACTAATGTATTTACCTGAAATGATAATGTATGTATTTAATTTTTATTGTTGAAGTAGACCGTTTTCTTTATCAAATTTAAAGCGTAACTGATCAGTTATACCAAACGGGAGCACCGTTATTTCACAGTCAATTTTTATACCTTGCTCATACGTATCAATAACAATATTATCTGCTTGTATTCTAGGATCGTAGTTAATAATACGAGTAACATCTTCAATTATAGCTTCTTGAACTTCGACTGTAAATGGCTCGTATAATATATCCCAAATAATAGTACCAAACGTAGGATCACTTAATTTCTCAGTTTGGCGTATATGAAAATGATTAATTAAATCTTGCTTAATTAATTCAAAGTCGTAAACACTAAAACTTTTAGTATCTGCAACGGTTGAAAAACCTCTATATTTTCTGCCAGTAGATGCTACTACAGTTGGCTTACTTACAGTTACTCGTTTATACAGATTTTTTTCTAATTGGCTCATACTATATTTACCTTAATTATGCTGCGCCGCGATGCGGTGCAACTGTTCTAGTAGCTGCACTGTTATCACCCGGTTCTGATGTTGGCAGAGTAGCTTGCGCTATAAGAATTTCTTGATCTAAACTTCTAAGTGCATCTGATTCTTCATTATGAAATCTATTAACAACACTATTCCTAACACTTCGTGTGCTCTTTTTAAAGTAACGAGCTCCATTTGCTGATCTACGTTCTGCATAAATTGCTCTAATTAATGCAGCATCAGTAGGAGCTGTAGCGGTTATTGCGTTTGGCGGATATCCGAGTCCTTTTAATGCATTACGGAATACAGATGATGCGCCGCCGGCTCCATGCTGTATTGTTGTAGAAAACGCCGCTTGTTGCACTGTTATAGAACGGGCAGTAACATCTAAGCCTGCACCTTTCTGAATTCTCTTTATTCCTGGAGAAAAGTATTTCGCTCCTGCATACTGACTTTGGATTTCGCCGCCTGCTGCTGTGCCCATTACTTGTTGCCATGCTGCTTTATAAGCGTCGGAGCCTGCTCTCCCGCCTGCTGGGCCGCCTGCTGCTGCTAACTGCGATTCTAAGTCAGGATGTGTAGTAGCTAACCAACTATGGAATTCGTTCAATGCACCAGTTTTTGCTGCTAGTTGATATTTTCCATAGCTCCAGCCGCCTGTGCTATCCCATCCTATAATAGCTGGATTGCCGCGAGATTCGTATTTTTCACTTAGTGCGCCGATGTTTGCATCAAAATCATGACTACTATTATAATCGCCTTGCGACACAGATGGCTGTCCGTTGCCGCCTGGGCGACTTGTATTGCCTGTGCTAATATTGCCTCCGCTGCCTTGCACATATGCACTTGCTGATCTACCTTGCAAGTTTTTATTAAATGTGTCTGGCGTAAGCACACGGTCCGCACTAGGCAATCCGCCCGGTGAATCTCTATCTGTATACACTTTCTTAAATGCTAGTGGATCTAAATTTTCATGATGAGGCCATGGTTCGTGCTGCGGTGATCGTGCTAATATACTGTTATATGAACTAACAACGCCGCCTGGTTTAATACGCGGCAAAGTGTTTGTACTTAATGGTTCTACTTGTTCTGCTGCTAATGCTGTGTGAGCTAAAGGACCATTCATGTGTATATAATACGCAGTTTCTCTATGTTCCTTAGCACTGTTAATAAATGTATTTGCGTCAGAAGTAAGTCTATTATCCTGTCCTGTATGAATATGTAATGTTTTTGCTGTATCAATGTACTGCGATGCTTTTACAGCAATATGATGATTTTTTCCTACTGTAATTTTACTATTTTGTCCCACTGATAAATTAAAATCATTTTTGGATTCAATTTGTACTCTGCCGTGTTCTCCATTAGTATTTCTGCCTGCGGCTTTAATATTAACATTCCTGCCAGCTTCCATATTAATGTCGCGTTCGGCAGTAATGTTTAGATCGTTCTCAGTCATAATACTAACACTATCTTGTGCATGAATATCAATTTTGCCGTCACTGGTCATTTCTATCCAAGTTGTACCACGTGCATTTCCAATATAGATCAGATCTTCACTATTATGCATTAATATTTGATGGCCAGTTCTAGTTCTAAAACGCATTAATTCGTTTTGCGGAATAGTCCTATCACCGCCTTTTTCATTTATGCCTTTATTTTTATAAATCGGAGGTCCGTCTTCTGCATGGGTTGCGCGAACAAATCGTTCGTCGCCGTCGTCCATTGCGAATGCACTGCCTCCTAATCTATTAGAAGGAACTGATATTTTATTTCCTACTGTTCCAATTTCCGTTTTTGGTGCACCGTCGCGACGGTCTTTAGGACCAGGTGTACTAATACCGAATACCATGCTAGGCATTTCTCGCCTAGCACTTGTTGTAGTTGTGCCGCGTACTTCGTCGTTTAATAATCCTTGTACTTCTAGTGATTCTGTAAAGTCTTTATTGTACGGCTTTTCAAAAAGAGTAGGATCAAGTTTCGAACCTGATTCTATTGCTTTATTGTACTCCCCGACAGGAAGCTTTCTTCCTCGTAGTCCTGGAGGAGTATTTGCTGTTGTATTTTCAGTAGATGCTTTCCCGTCTGGTACCATAAAGTTCATATAGTCTGCAGGAATACACCCAATCCAATAACCAAAATTTGCATTGCCTTCTGCAAATATTACAAGAACCTTTGTTCCTACATCAGGCGGTACCATCCACATGCCGTAACTTTTTTGTGTATGCTCATATCCATCATTTGCACTAAGTGCAGCATTTGGAGTTACTCCGTAAAATGGTGACAAATATCGGACATTCATTAACTGTCCGTTGCGCTCAGGTGTGCCGCCTGCACTTGTATATTTTAAAAGCTCAACAGTTAGTCCTCCCATGTATCGAGTATCTAAATTATTAACAACAATTGCTTCATACGGTCCTGAATCTTTAAATCCATTAGTTTGCTGATTTGTCGTTCTTGTGTAAGTTGCGTTTGCCATGTTTATTGTGGTCCTGTTAATGGTTGCGATGCTGCGTTTCTACTCGGTCCAGTATCTGGCGTGTAAACCTTTTTTCCAGTATTAAAATCATATCGATCAAATCCCGGTGTTATTGTTTCGTATATGTATACATTTGGAGTAACAAGTCCGGGGGCTGTCGACTCTGCTGCACTCGGTACGCCTGCTGCTGCGCCTGATGATACTATGGTTGGAGCAGTTGTTGTTGCTACTGCGCCTGCTACTGCGCCTGCTGCGCCTGCTGCTACTGAAGATCCAGGTCCAGAATATCCGCCAATCGCTGATGTTACCTGGTCTTTTGCTCCAGAAACTGCTCCTATTAATTTATCTTTAGCAGCTTTAGCTGCTGATACTTTGGGAGGGACACTGCCAGAACCTATTCCAGTATTATCCGGCAAACACGGCGGCAGTTCTGCTACCTCAGCTGGCTTAGGGATAGCACCAGCTGCATTTGGAGGAGTAACTGCTGCACCTGCTCCTCCAAATGCATCTAGCCCAAGGTCTGTTGTACTTTCTGTGCTAACTCCTGCGGTTCCAGGCTTTGCTATTGTAGTTGTTATAATTGTGTTGCCGCTAGTTTTTCCAGTTGTTGAACTAGTTTGCGAGTCTGGACGACTATCGTCGATTGCTGGATCCCTAACCCAAACCGGGGCGCCTTTATACTTACCTAATTTTATTTCACCGCCACCAAACGGCTTTATCTGAGAAATATCAAGACCTTCTTCTAAAAATGTTACAAGAGTGTGCGATAAATGAGTTATAGAAATCTCACCGGAGTAGACTCCTCTAGCGACTGCTGTTGGTGGATCTATAATCCAATAGTGCTTGTTTTTTGGAAACATCGGAACATCAAGATCTTCGTTATCTATTAATAACACCATAACCGGAGAGTTGCTTCCAGTAAGAACATCCTCTACATGCTCTTTTAGGTCGTCTTCATTTTGGAATGTCCACATATTGGCTGAATTTTTCCAGGGCCCGTTTTCAGGACTATTGACTGCATTACTTTGTTCTTGCGCACCTTTAGTTTCTTCTGGTAAGCCGCCATCATCTGCGTCTGACATGTTATCCTCCTAGTAAGCTTTTAGCTTTAGCTGTTGCTGCGTTGGATGCTGCTGCAACTCCTGTATTAGCAACACTATTTACAGCACTACTAACATTGCCAGCAGCAGCTTTGGCTTGGTTTGCTAAGTTTGCTGTTGCTGCATTAGTTTTGGCTTGCCCGTCTGCAAGAGAGGATTGGAGGCCGGTAGGAGTATAGCCTCCTGTAAGACTTGTTGTTAATCCTCCGATTGCATCACCAGCAAGTGATCCAAGTGCGAGGCCTCCTATGCCTCCGACTTTGCCGGCGACTGCACCAAATGCAGCATCACCTAGTGCTCCACTAACTGATCCGATTGAGATTTTAGGTATTATTTTTGTAAGATCTGGTATAGAAGCAATTCCAAAATCAACGCCAGCAAGTTTGTCTGCAAATCCTGAAGCAGTATCAGTAAGTTCAGATTCTAATTTTGCAAGTAGACTAGTTTTCTCTGCTGCAACGTCTGCTGCAATGGCAGGATTTATTTTTCTAATGTCGTCATTTTGTGCAGCCGGAAAACAATCAACTCCAGGATTTTGCCCTCCTACAGTTCCATCAGATTTTGTAGTCTCTGGACCAGTCTTTGCATCATTATTTGGTAAGATAGATCCGCTATTGAGATGGACTGACTCATCATCTTGTCCTCGCATTCTAATCATTTTAAGCATTTGAGTAAATTTTCCGCCACGGAAATTACTAGTGACTGCCCATATTTGAAATAATCCACTAAAGCCAGGAACAACTAGCGGCATTTCCATAGTTGCTCCAGTAACTTGATAATCAAATGGGCTTCTAAAATACACATTAGCAAATACAGGACCTCTTAAATAGTCCATTGTTCCGTCGTCTGTTATTGTAGGACTGGGGCCGCGCCTTGCTACATAGTTACCTGTTTCTTGTGGTATAAAATAAGGATCTCCCATTATTTCCATTTCAGCGTTAACTAAATCAACTGGTAATTTTGTAACTGTTTCATGAAACATTTCAGCTATTTTTCGGCGCACGTCAACACTGTGTCCTCCAGCAGTTAGATCTGTTTTAGTGTCCAGTCCTAATTCTCCGCCTGGATCAGCTGTGGTGCCGCTACCAGATGGAATTGCGGCGCTAGCGGCAGCGTCACCATACTCTGCTGCCGATGCTGTAGTTGCTGAGTCTACATCTCTTGCTGGTCCTGATGCGGATCCAAAGTCTGAATTAGCTGCTAATAAAAATGATTGGTTAAATTGAAGATCAAAATTTAACACATCTTCATTTTTGCCGCTGTAAATATAATTATATTCTTTGGATGCCGAATTTATAAGACCTTGGGTGTTACTTGCTCTTCTGTCTCCAGTGATATGGAGAGCTTCTGGTACTTCATAAATAGAAACACTATAAACATAAATTTTTGGGCGGCGACCCAGCTGCGCTTCGGTTACAGGACTTTCGTCTAAAAAGACTTGTGTGTCAATTTTAAACCATTTGTTTAACCCATTTTTGGCGCCTTCAGTTGCCCGTTCTGCTGCATATGTAGATTGTAAAACTAACTTTTCAATAATACTAGTAACTTGTTCTCCTTGACTAAATTGAAAATCTCTAGCTTTGTCAGCAGGCTGTGCAGCGGCTGTCTGTGTGTCAGTAAGTTCAGTTTCAGGATTTGTTACTTGACTTGCATCTGCTTCTGAAGAATTTCCCGGAGCGTTAGTATCTTCATTAAGTGTACTTAATCCTATTGCGTTCATAAGGTCTGTATTTTCAGCAAATGTTTTAAGTATTGCATATGTGTCGTTAGGAGATTTAATAGTTATAACTTTTGGACTATATGATACTTTAAGTTCTTCATCAGTTGCTCCTCTACGCTGTTCTTCGCGTTCTTCTGGAGATGTAGTAAATGCACTTTCTTCTATTTTCTTTGACTTTAATGCATTAACAAGAGTAGCCCTGTCTTTTGGAAATGCTATAATATATCTATCATACTTAGAAAGAGCACCACTCTCTTCTAATGCTTCAATATGGCTATTAATTCCAGCAGTTACTGATGTATCGTTAGTTTCTAATACTTCGTGGAGACGCAAGCCTGCTGATTTGATCGGTGTTTTAATCTTATTAACATTATCCGCTAGTCCTGATTCAGACATAGGAACTGCTGTAACTTGATAGACACTACCTTGTCCAGATACGCTCAGATCCATGTTGATTATCTGTATAGGTATAAACATAGGACGCTGTATAAAGTTTGCATTAGTCTTTCCGTCTAAGTTCCAGCCTACAAAATCAACCTTCATACAAAACGGTGCCGATGTATAACTGTCATATCCAGCTTCAGATGCTGATCCAAGAATTGCTTGAATAAAATTACCCATACTATAAGGCTCGGTAACTGTGAATGTCATACTAGCGCCAGGAGTAACTCTTGTGTTTGGATTTGGTGCAATGATAGATTCAAAACTAATATCATCAATGTAATACTCTGCGTGTTCAGAAGGACCAGCTCCTACTTCGTCAAACACCTGATATCGCTCGCCTAAGTTTCCGCCAGAACTTTGTATTATATAATTTTTAAATCCAGTGGATCTATATATTTCAGGATTGTTATACGATGCTGCGTCAAGTACACCTAGTGTAATTACATAATTATAACTTGAGTGATCTCGTAGTGGATTTGGAATTGCGCTATTGCCGTCTTTATTTCCCGAATATGAAGGCAAAAAAGTAGTTTCTACGAAATTGCCAAAAGCAGACCGTTCGAGATCTTCGCGATATTGAGAGTCTATTAAGCCGTTTTCTTCTCCAGTAATTCCCATTAAGTCAGCGGCACCCTTTTCTACTATTTTTAATGCATGGTTAGCTAGGCCTTGTAATTCAGGCGCTTCTGCAATTAATCCACTAAGTTTATTTGACACTTGCCCAAGTAATTCATTCCCTAAAGAGTTTTTAAGATCGCCAAATCCGCCTTTAAGTCCGCCGGGACTTAATGCGCTCATTAGTAAGTTAGTATTGACTCCTGGTATAGCAGAATTAATTTTGCTACTGACGGTATCTACTACTGCCGATTGTAAACTACTTTTTAAAGATTTGGCTAAACTAAATCCTGGCATATTATATTCCTAAAGAAGTTCGTAATGCCCTTGGATCTGGCAAATAAATTTTAGTTCCTGCAACAAAGTCAAATATAGGATCTTTTAACACATCTAAATTGCGTTGTGCAAATACCCACCACAAGTCTTTTCTTCCATAGGTAATATGTGCTAATAAATCAGGACGATATGTATACTGAGTCGTAATTTGAAATAGTATATCAGTTTTATTAGCCGGAACAGGTCGAGGAGATAAAATATCCAAATATCCTTTGCTATTAATCGGTGTACGTGCGTATAAACTTAAATTATTAGTAGACATTATACAAATCCCTCATTTTTGCCAATATGTTTGCCAGCTGCATAAGCATTTAAACTAAATCCTGATTGCGAACGTCTTGCGTATTGTGGCTGTAATGTAACTGTGATTGAACTTTGTGTAGGAACATAGTTTGGTAAGCCGCCAACTTTACATTCAATATAATCTACATCTACTGGTAAATCTGTTGTAAAGTTTGTTATTACAACTGGCATATGATTTAATACGTGTTTTCCGTATCCATTTAATCTACAAACTACTGGAGGGTTACCTAACGGATCACTATCACCATAAAACATCTTAGTTGCGGTCCTTAAAAAGTGCAAACAAGCAAGCCAGTATTTTGCGTCGTTTTCATTTTCTTGAAAAAATTCTCCAGTAATTGTAATTGCATCTACTTGACTGTTTTCGTATGCATTGTATGGATAATTTGTATGTGTAGGCTGCACTTGTGAATAATTTGCACTATGACTTAACAATACTGTTGGATTAAACGGAAATATCATCTTATTTGGCGTGCCAAATGCTGCAAGGCCAGACGATGCTCTCAATGGGGCAAGAATATCGTCTGGATTGCCTTCAGCTAATAAAATTTCAGGGACGCTAATACTAACACGCCAATCTCCTGGTGCAGCAGAACTATTATAAATTGAATCACTAATAACTGCCCGAGAAATTGTTCTATTACTAATTGAAGAGCCGAAGCCTCCAGTTTCATTAATAAAGTCAGCTGCCATTTTTCCTAGTGGACCAAGACTGCCCAGCTTTTGCGTGATTGTATCGCCTATAACTCCTTTTACATCATTTACAACACTAGTCATAAAGCTTGATGCTGCTTTTTTGATGGTAAAACTTGGCATATTATATTATCTCCTATACTACTATTTAGTTGACAAAATTAACTTAGTAGTTTATAATAGTATTAATACTATATAAATGGAGAGTCAAATGAGACCTAAGAATTATCTAAATAATAAAGATATACTAAAAGAAATACATAAATCAAAAAATCAGTTCAATAGTTTCCTCGACCCAGAGTTTGGTCAATACGATATTATTTTAGCAGACGTAAGTAAAATTAATCGGCTTACTGTTGCAGAAGCAAAGCGTAATAAAGCAAAGAAGATGTCATCTGCAGAATACGAGCGCCGTAAAGGACTTGGTGAAAAGGTTAAGCAAGCAGAATGCGAAACTACTGCTGCTCAAATTACTAAAGAAGAGTTAATTTTCCGTGTAATGACATTTGATCACATTCCAGAAGAGCCTGGACGCAAAAAGAACCCAAAGACTGTTGCTGATACAAAAGTTAAGCTACCGTTTCCCCCGTTTAAGCATTATAAGTATGATGACGAAGGCGAAATTATCCTAGTAGGCAAAAGCCATTGGGTAGGTGGTATGGACAATGGCAACTTTAGTCACAAGCACGGTAAAGCAACAGACAAACTTGCTATGATGTGGCTAAAACTTGTTGATCGTTATGCAACTAGAGGCAATGTACGTGGTTACACATACAATGACGAGATGAAAGGTCAAGCTATCTTGCAACTTGCACAAATTGGATTACAGTTTGATGAATCTAAGTCAGATAACCCGTTTGCATACTATACTGCGGC